CGCCAAGGCGAACCGTATAAGACGAGACAGATGACGCAACAGATTGATCGATGACAACACGGCTGCCAGTGATCGACCGCACGCGCGCATACATGCCGCCGACCTTTGGCACATCGTGAGCGACGTGAACCAGCTCGCCGCGTTGCACGGCAAGGTTTTCGACGTCTGTCTTAATGGTGAAGATCTCAGAGCGATGAATGCCCTGTGCCATCATATAGCGGCCATAACGATAGGCTTGCGCGTAGGTCGTAATGCCGAAGGTCTGAAGGTCTTCAAAAACGGTCGAGTTTGTCTCGTCGTAGCCGTCATTGTAAACGTTAAACTCAGCCGTCTGCCATGCAAGCTCGGGATCCGTGAACTTGACGCGGAAGGCGTGTGGCTTGTCAGTGAAGTTCCGCGAGCCTGAAAAGCCCCACGAGTTCGCAGGCGTGAACACCTGACGCGGAACAGTCTGCTCGGCATCGATGAGGCAGCCATATTTACCGCTGCCGGTAATAATCATCTGCGCACGGCAACCCGACAGGATCGACGAGACGGCTTCCTGCACCGTGGTGCGGAAGTCGATGACCACGTCGCATGAATAGCGAGCTTGCGTTGTCGTGATGCCGTTAACGGTCGTCGTGACCTGCTGGTCGCATATGGCGGCAAGCTTCAACCATGACGGCATGTCGAGCTGGTCATCCCGCAGCGGCGTCTTGTTGGCCGTGCCAGTCAGGATATCAAGCACAATCCAAACAGGGTTGCGCGTCTCCTCAGGCGGCATCCATGTCGTGCCATTGTGCCAGCGCAGTTTGCTCATGCAAATTGCTGAGAGGTTCTGCACGACGCCGCTGATCTTGTCAGAGGCGACCACGCTCATCTCGAGCATCGTGTGAGGCTTGTCGAGCTTGATAACATCGCCCGTCTTGAACGACTTAATGAGCGTCAGGAAGCTCTCGTTGTAGATGGTGTTTGAGGTCGATGTGTCGCTCTTGCGGACGACTTGGATCTCGTAAACGCCTGCCGTCGGAAACTGAATATGAACCGCTGCCGTGACAGACTGACCCGTGGCTGACGACAGCACAGTCGCATCGCCGACAATCGGCTCATAGACCTGCACTTCGCTCTTGGACCAATTATACTTTTGGCTGACGGTTTGGCTGTCACGGGCCGAACCACGGCGATACCGGATGCCGCCGACAGTCACTTCCTTGATGGGGTCAGCCCATCCGGTGCCGCCGGTCTGCCGGTAGATCACAGCACCGTTGCGGACAATCTCAATGCCTTGCCACTTTGACCCGCCGGTAAACGTGTCGACCATCCAGTAGCTAGCGTTCACGTCATAAGGGATCGTCGCCCATGTGCCGTTCTCGGCATTAACGTCAACGCCTCTGACCCATGCCGCCGGAACGCGCGTCCATGTGCCAGACCCCACCGGCTTGTAATAGATCATGAACGACGCAGCAGCAGACTGCCTGTTGCCTGCGCCGTCATATGACACCAAGCCACGCGGGAACTGAATGTCGATCGTCGCCGCGACAGACTTGTCCTTCGTCCTAACCGTGACCGGCTGATCCCGCTCTAACTTATATTGCAACTGATCGTAGCTGACCGACTTTGAGACGAGTTGCAACGGCGGTTTTTGCTGGTTGTGGTGGATGCGGATATCAGGGTTGATGATATCAAGCGGCAGCTCACCAATGCGGATGTCGCTGACGTTGATATCGCCATAACCAAAATCATACAACGCCGTGATGCGCGAGGTCTTGCCCTCGTTCTCGATGAGCGGCGTATTGGCGAGGTTCGGGAAGAACCGATGCCGCCCATATATGCGCGGGATCGGCGCATACTTACGCGGCTGGTTGCTCTGACCCGTGACCGAATAGGTTGGGCTTTCCTGCAACGGGGATGCAACGCTCTCGGACTTCGTGTTCGCCACGCTTGGCGGCGGGATGAGCGCCTGCACAAGCATCGAGCCAACCAGCGTAATGCCGAGACCAATCGCTTGCGCCAAGAAGCCCGTCGACGATGCACCCAAAGCGCCAGCAATCAAGCCGCCCGCCCACGGCGCAATGATCGCCAAAGCAATCATCGCCACCGCACCGAGGATGGCGCCGCCGCCCTTGCCCTGTGGCATCACAGCAAATGTGATACGGTCGCCGGGACGGGTTACGTAATCCAGATCGCGAACCGGTAAGCCGTGATTGAGCGGAAGAATATAGCCGCGCAGATCAAGCGGAACTTTAGCCTCATCCATCAACTCGCCGATCGTCAGCCCCGCTGGGCATTCGATCAGGAGCTTCCGATCATCGGTTAGGGTCTTAAGGCTTACTGACGTGTGGGCCATCTTAAGATCCCTACTAGCCGTGAGTACCAAGACGACACCCTTTCAATGCAGCTATCCTTCCCCGCGACCGAGTGAAGGAAGTCGTCGCCGCCAATGTAGATCCCGACGTGCGTCGGTTGCCCAAACATTCGAAACACTAGCACATCGCCATATTGGGGGACATCAACTTTGGCCCAATTGCCTGACCGCATTCCGTCATCGGCGACCTCGGCCAATTCCTCATGATCGGCATCCGGCCCATAGAACGCCAGCGGCAACTCGATGCCCATTTCCTGCCGGTAGAACAGCATCACCAGGCCGGCACAATCGACCGTGTCCGGCCCTCGTGCGCTGGCCGCGTATGGGATGCCGATATATTGGGCGAGGTCGGTCACGCGGCTCGCCCATGGTTCGGGTGGAAGCCGTATTCGGCCTCGGCCTGCTTGCGGGCTGCGATCGCCTCATTCTTTGATTGGAACCGCCCGAGGTAAATGCTTTTACGGTTCACCATGATCGAAGCGTTCCAAGCGCCTTTATAAAATCGAACGCCGATCACGCCGCTCGTATTGTTGCGCCGTGTTGCTTGGTTCCGAAAATTTAGAGCGGGCGGGACGCAACGAAGGTTCTCGACCCTATTGTTCAACTTGTCGCCGTCGATGTGGTCGATGTGATATCCCGCCGGTATTGGTCCGACTTCCATTTCCCAAATGATGCGGTGCAACGGGGTCGGCTTACCTCCAACGACCTTGCTGTTGATATAGATATAGCCGTTTGGCATTAGGCACCCGGCGCGGTCGCCGGGATTTACCGGCCCGCCTTTTGCGTTGCGGCGGACTTTCCAAATAAGATGTCCGTCTCGGTATTCAAAAAACTCTTTTAGACGATCCATTTTGATACCTCCCAAGTCGCAGTAATAGATAGCAAAAGCGCATAAAATAAGTCGGCAAATTGGACAGGGTCATAGCTCCCCGCGGGGAACTGGCGAGCCATCACGTTCTGGATCTCCAACGTGAACTGGATTGACATTGCGTTGTATTCGACCGCCCGCACCTTGAGGTAATCGATCTCGCGCTCCACCAAATCGGGGAACTTGCTCGTGATCAGTTCCACCTTCACGTTCGGAGCGGTCGGCAAGCCGCGGATCAACTCCATCAACCGCCGGTCCACGTTGTCGATCGTGATGGAAACGGTCGGCGTCTTCGTCGTGTCGTCGTTCGGCAGAACCAGGCTGAATGGATACGGTTGATATGTCTTGCCACGCGATACAACCGGCTCAAGGTTATTGACGAGCAGGATCTCTGGATCACCCGGCGTCCATACGGTCAACAGGAACCAGAACGCCGCATCGGTCGACGGGTCAAAGATATGGCGCGCGTTCTGTGGGCTAATTGGCATCAGGGGAACTCCGGCAACCGTTCAAGCTTCATCGATGCACGAAACGCGGGATTAGGCTTGCCCTGGATCCATTCGATCGACGGCGGCTCGACAATCCGCCAAACCTCCTCGGCACCATAAGGCGTGATCACCTTTGTCGGGAGAGCGCCCTGTTGGCAGTTGACGTTCCACCAGTTTACGAAGTCTTGATACTGGTCGCCCTTCAGCGTGACGCTCACATCGGCCTGCCGGAAGATGCCGGTGGTGCGGCGCCTCACCTTAACCGTGCCGTTCTCCATGTCTGTGCGGATACTATTGGCGACTTGTTTCTCGCTCCACGATTGAAAGCAACCGGAGAGCGAAACAGGCCGAGCAGCAACTTGGACCGCCATATCAATACCCCTGCCGTGTTAGGCCGAACGCGCCACGCAATGGCTTGTCGTAAGTTCCATCAGAGAACCCCTTCGACACGCGCCGATCGATCATGATCTCGATCTGCTTCATGCCCTTCGGGTCTTCCTTCTCAGCGACCGCAACATCAACCGGCGCGTTATTGTTCACCGTGATGTTGACCGGCGAAGACCGCACGCCAAGGTCGCCGGATGCCGAACGCTTCAACGGGATGATCGCTTCCGGCCCCGCCTCACCCATCACGCCGAACCGCCCGCCAGCCATTCCAAACGCGGTCGGCGAACCGACGATACCGCCTTGGGCAAAGAACTCAACGCCCTTGTTAAACGCCGCGCCGTGAGCCTTGCCGCCGCCGAAAATGCTGCCGATACCTTTTATGATTGAGCTGAATATCCCGCCACCGCCACTGCCGCCGTCTTTACCGAAATCGTCCATCATTTTGAAGAATTTCTGGATCTGCTGATTCAGCAGCCATTTAGTGATAGATTTTGCCATGTCCTTGAGCAGTTTTTCCATATTCATTTTGCCTTCGAAAATTCCATCTACCACGGAATCCACGAACTGCTTTGTGAACGAGTTCATCTGATCAAGAATGTTATTCAACGTATCTTGGACGCCATCTTTCCCGCTAAATGCTTCCGGTATTTTTTTGATAGCTTCAGCATATTTTTCAGGAGTGATAAGGTCATTACGCAGCGCGTCATTCAGCAACTTAATGGCGGCTTCCATATCGCGCGCCGCTTTGTCTGCCGGAAATAGCTTGTCAAGCAAAGCCTGAAGACCATCAGCTTGTTGTTTAGCAGCGCCGCCCGCCTCTTTAGAAGCACCCGCACCCTTCAAAACTTTGTTTGTAAAGTCTTCAGTCGTAGCCGCTGCAACACCAACGGCATAGGTAGACTGAGCAAGAGCACTTGCTTTTAAGGTTTCTAATTCAGCCGCTCGTTCACGCGCTTTATTTGCGGCTTCTTCTGCCCCGGCAGCAAGTTTGCCTGGCTGGCTGCTAGGCCCCGGTGCGTTTGTATTTGCTTTGTCAGGAGAAACGCCGCGACCGCTAAGATTGCGGATGTTCTGCATAAGGTCACGAAATGGCGATGTAACGCCATCTAAAATTGTTTTTGATAATCTTTCAACGTCTTTAATAAAATCAGCAATAAGATCGCTAAACGACGCTTGCAGTTTTAAAAACCAAGCCGGGACATCGTAAAGAATAACGCTTTTGACAACATCCCAATTAGAAGCGATCAACAGAACGGCTGCAGCCGCCGCGCCAAGAATAGCGAGCAAAGGGTTAGTAAGCATCGCCGCGCCAGTGGCTCTGATCGCCACCAATAATGGACCAGAGAAAGTAGCCACTAATGCCGCAGCCGCTGTACCCGCAATTCCGATTTTGTTGGCGAAGTCTAACTGGTTCCAAGCTGTTGAAAGATCCTTGACAAAAGCTGTAATGTTCTTGAGCGAGTTTTCTAAAACTTGAAACCCGCCGACCGCAATGCCGGAAAAATTGAACGCATTATTAATCTCAGCCGATGCAACAATCGCCCCATTTTTTACCCGATTGAACGCTTGCTCTGTTGTTTGAGGCAACTCGGCAAACTTAGCATTGACATCAGCCGTGGCTTTTAACAAAGCCTCGGCCATCACCTTAGCGGTGATCTCGCCGTTCGTTGCCATCTCTTTAAGTTGCTCGACACCGACGCCAAGCTCCTTTGCGAGCAGCTCGCCAATCAACGGGATACGTTCCATTACAGAACGGAACTCGTCGCCCTGCAACTTGCCGCTTGCCAGGCCCTGCGCAAACTGGATCAGCGCACCGTTAATGTCGGCCATGCTGGTGCCGCCGACACGACCCATTTTGATAAAGTTCTCGGTGATCTTTGCGACCTGG